GAGAGCCTCGCCGATACGCTCGTTGAACTCCTTGAAGTAATCTCCGAGCGCCGTGTTCGTGCTCTCCCGGAAGTCCGCCAGGGCGGCGAGCTGCTCCGCCTGCCACTGCGTGTAGCTTATGCCCTCCTGCTTTTCGAGGTCGAGGTGGTGCCGGAGGTTCCTCATCATGCTGGATATCAGCATGTCCTCGACTTTGCCCAGCGCTTCGGATACGTCGTAATCAGCCATTCAGAATGCTCCCGAATGACGGTTCGTCAAGCTCCGCGACGCCGGACTGCTCCTTTATCCTCGCGACCTCGTCCTGCTTCCAGTCGTCGTCCTTGCTGTCGCCCCACAGCTCATCGACCTTTGCTTCGATGGACATGGGAGCGTTCGGGTTGGACAGCGTTTCTATCTGCGCTTCAAAGGACGGATTAGCGTACCCGCCGAACTTCACGTCAACGGAATCCGCCGCGCCGGAGATCGGCTCCTGGTTTTTCGTGAGATACGCCATGACCGCGGATCTCGCAAGCTCCCGGAGCGCTCCGGTCAGCGCTTCGATGATGTCGGCGCGGGTGTAGAGCGTGGTTTTCTCCTTTTCGCGCTGGGCTTCGGCGTTGTCGAGCTTCTTCACGTCTATGCCGAGGGTCGAGGGGGATATCACGCCCTGCAATGCGAGGTCGAGCGCCGTGATGTAGGTGGAGTTGTACGCCTCCGCCGGGAATACCGGCTGCTCGACCGTCACCTTATCCTGCGCGCCCTCCGTGACGTTGGAATTCAGCTTGACGAAGCGGTTATCGAAGCTGTTCGGCTTCATCAGCCTGCCGTTTCTCGGATCGCGTGGTATCAGCCTGTCCGGCATGTAGGTCGTGGGGCGGCTCTGGCGCTGTGCCTGGAGCCACTGGGAATAGGTTTCGTCCAGCGCGTCGAACGTGTCGGTCTTGCCGTCGAAGATACTCTGCCCGCGCCCGCGGAACTGCTCGGAGGGGTGCATCATCATCGCGCATGCCATCATGAACGAGCTGTCGAACTGAACGTCCGTCAGACGCGCCGTTTCTTCCAGGGAGTTCAGCGGCACCGAACGGCGCTCAGCTCCGCGGAACAGCTCATAACGAACGTACCCGAAGCCGTAACGCTCCTCCAGCACGAACGGGACATTACCCGCGTAATACACCGTGCTGAATACGATCTCCCGTATCCTGCCCCGGCGCCGGACGAACTCCACGTCCTCGCCGCTGTACCATTCCAGCACGGGCAGGTCGGATATCTCCGGGTCAAGGGACACCTTGAACGCGCCGTCCCCGACGACCAGCATATCCGTCACCGCCTGCTGTATCAGCGCCCTGATGTTATTTTCCCGGACTATCTCCTCCCAGATGTGCGCGTTACTTCCGGATACTGTCACGCCGTTGAAATCCCCGGCGGCGATACCCGCGAGCTTGTTCACAATTATCTTCGGGATACCCGTGTGAATACGGCGTATTTCCAGCCCAGCGGTCGCCGAGCTGTGCCAGAAGCGCCCGTTGGCGTCCGGCATTTCCTCGTAGAACTGCGCAAGCTCCCCGGCGTTCCCGCGGTACCAGAGCTTGTGCATATACGCCGTGCCTGCGAAGTCCAGCTCCTCCTTGACGGAGAACGCGAGCCTGTCCGCAGGCTCCAGCCGCAGGAAGCTTCTGAGTTTGTCCCTTATGTAATCACCAGCCTTCACGTTGTCCCTCCTATCATGCCGACATACGGCAGGAATGCGTACTGTACGCTGTTTATCATGTGGTCGTTGCCGTCCTCCGGTACATTATCACCCGCCGACACTTGGCTGCGCGGCGTCCGTGCCACGCCCTCCTGCCAGCAGTAGCGCTCCAGCTCGGAAATGTATGCACGGCAGTCTGCGCAGACCATCATTTCATCATGCGCGAACCACCCGAGCTGGAGGTTTATGCGGTCGAGTATCTTCATTTTCTTCCAGGCGGGATTGAAATTGAAGAAGCAGCCGTTCGCGCTCTTGTATTTTGCGCACTCCGTGAGCGTAGCGGCGTCGGCGCTGTCGATGAACAGCTCCCGGGTTATCCCCCATTCCTCGCCGCAGCGCTGCGCGAACTCCGCCAGCTTACGGACGGTATCCGACGGCGCTATCGGAACGGATAATTCCGCGTTGTTGAACACCAGCTCGTCGAGCACGAATACGCGGCGCCTGTCGGTTATCCCGATGAAGCTGAACGCCAGCGTATCCGCCGATTTCGCGGAGTACGCCGTATCCAGTCCGCAGGAGAGCTGCATGAAGCGCTCCGCCGTGCCGTCCACCCGGGCGCGTATCTGCTCCCGGGTGAGTACGTGCCGCTTCCGCTCGAAGTTCGAGAACACAAGCCCAGTAGTCTTTCGCCGCAGTCCGAGGATCTTCGTGAAATACTGCTTCGTCCCGACCGGCACCGAGGACACTATCTGCGCCCGCTTTTCGGGGCTGAGCGCCGCGTTGTCGTCAAAGGTGAAGTACCAATGCACCCAGCCGTCTTTCGGCGGTTCTGAGAGCATTTCAAGCAGCTCTGCGGGGTAATCCGCGCGGTAGCGATCAAGAGGGCGGGAGCAGTTCACGTACTGCCTGTACCACTCAAGCCCCGGATCGTCTGGGTTCTGCGTGAAGAACGCGCGATCGCAGCGCATTGTTATCTCCTGTATGAACGCCAGATCCGCGAGGTTCGCCTCGTCGATGAAGATAACGCCGAACTGCGTGCCGAGGACTTTCTTCCATTTCGCGACGTTATCATAGCCGACGAGGTATATCACCTTGTCCTGACCGCCGGAGTGAAACAGGATATGCGGCAGGCGTATTTTCCCGTGACCGCCGGAATAGTAGCTGACGGTGCTGCCGAACACGTCCAGAAGCCCGCAGTCCTTGTTGATGATATTGCGCTCGATGACGCCGTTATCCAGTCCGCATATCGCGTGGAACTGCTTCGGCGAACGCGCGACGGTCAGCATGAACTTGATGACCCCGACTGTTGTCTTACCGGCGGAGGTGCAGCTCTCCAGGAACTCAAACGTGAAATCGTCGTATCTCAGGAATTCGAGGAACTTTTCGGAAAGCTTAATCTTCACCGGAGCCTCCGAGCTGTTTCAGAATATCCGCAAGACAACCATCAGATGGAGTGCTGACGGTCAGCCTGTCGGAGAACATACCGAGGTGCTTGCCGAGAAGCTCCAGCGCTTTCAGCTTATCGCAGAGCCGCATTTCGCGCTCTACGCTGTCGGAGCTTTCGCCGGAGGACGACCGGTACTTGACCGCCGCGATACACGCCTTGTCCTCCTCGGAGGCGTCGGGTCGGACGGTCGCGGTGTCCAGGTCGATGATGTCCGCGGCGTTCACGAACGCGATCTTCGCAAGCTCCCGGATTACGCGGTCGGCGCTCACTCCGGTGCGGCGGGAGCGCTTGGCAATCTCGGCGTCTATCCTCGCGCGGACGTCCGGTTTTGACAGGTTCTCGCTCCCTATGCTCTTCGCGGTTTCCGGGGAATATCCCGCGCGGATAGCTGCCTGGGTAGCGTTGAGGTCGATGAGGTATTCTTCACAGAATCGCTTCTGCTTGGCTGTCACGGGCAGCCCTCCTTTCTCGCATGCGAAAAGCCCCCGGGCATTGCGCTCCGGAGGCTCTGTATTATTTTCTAGTTTATATTATAGCACAGGTGGCATGGGACATTCAAGGACATCTTATCTGCAGGAGAGCTTTTCCGTGCAGGCGGCATATCTGCTTGTAGCTGTAATCCATGCGGACGGCGGTTTCTTCAAGGGTCAGCAGGTTGATGTACTTGTACTCCAGCAGCGTGCGCAGGCGCACCTCCGGGACGGTCGCTATCGCCGCGCGTATCTCCCGCTGGAGGTCTATGCTGCGGTCGATGTCCTCGTTTATCTCGCGCTCCAGGTCTACTATCCGGGCGGTTATCTCGCCGATACGGTCGTAGGGCGTGGAGCTGTGCACGCCGTCCGAGCTTCCGGAGCTTACCGTCTGAGCTTTCCGGCGGAGCTCCCCGACCTGCTCCAGCTTCGCGTTTATGCTGTCGTTCAGGTCCTTGTACTGCGAGAGGTATTCTTTGGCGGTCATTCAGCCCTCCTGTTCCATTTGTCTGCGGCTTCCTGCTTAGTTTCGCTTGCGCTATGTTGCCTGATTTCGTATGCGCACTTAAAGTCACGGTGTGAAACATAATAGCTCACGAAGCCGGTTTCCAGGCTTTCCAAGCGCATCATAATTACTTCGCCCCCGCAGAACGGGCAGGGCTTCAGACTAATTTCGGACATCTGTGTCACCTCCATCCGTGTCGATGTTTTCGGGCAGCTCACGCCAGGATAGCGGACAGTCCCTGAAAAAATGTTCTCTCGGCTCGCCCTCGTCAGCTGCGCCACGCTGGCATTTGTGCTTTTTCATGCTATAGTAAGGGCATTCACC